ATGTTCACGCTGGTTCTTTTTGTGTGCTACCTGGATGGCGGTTGTGAAGATATCGTGGTTGATGTCTACAAAACTGAGCAGCAGTGCCTGATATCGATGGACGATCAACGTATTCGTAACGGAGGGTGTTTACCCGCGGATGACTACATTGATAGTTTCTGGCACCCGGCCCAGGAATACAGCGATTTTTGATTATTGCAGTTGTACCAGCGTTAACTCGCCGCCAAATACAGCACCGGTATCAATATAATGCAGATTCTCGCGATCCAGCCGATGGCGCAACGGCGTGTGGCCAAACCAAAAGTGATCCGCGCCGCGAATCCCACAACCGTTGTTCATTAGCCTCGAACGATCCCACAGCACACGCTGTAAATCGATCTTTTTTAGCCACTGATAATCATCATCCGGGTAATCGGCATGAGCAATAACGTGTATGCCGTTTTGACAGTGCAGCTCCAGAATCCAGGGTAATTGCCAACACTCTTCAAGAGCGAATTTCGCTGCCGGTTGCTCCGCCTGCGCATACCACGAGCCACCATTAATTAACCACATGAATTTATCCCCCGTCGCCAGCGCGTCCAGCGCCATCTGTTCATGATTCCCCCTGACCGCGACAATCCAGCGTTTACGCAATAATTTCAGGCAACGCAAACTGTCTGGTCCACGGTCAATAACATCCCCCACTGAAACCAGCAGATCCTGCCAGGGATCAAAACGGTACTGGCGCAGTTTAGCCATCAGTATCGAGAAGCAGCCGTGGATATCCCCAACCACCCAGACGTGACGCCACTGCGTACCGTCGATTCGTTGATAGATATTGTCAGGTCGTCCCATGTCGCCTCCAGAGTACAAGGGTACCTGATTATAATTTTAGCAATGATGGTAAAAAAGCCTGGACGATCGTGGGCAGGAGTATGGTATGGTTTATGGAGAATGCAGCATGCGATAAGACGTGTTTTGCCCTGGATGGTATCGCATTCGCCACATAAAAAGAGACCGAATACGATTCCTGTTTACGGCTCAATCTCTGTTCTTCGTTATATATCAAGCAGTTGACATCGAAAACACCCCAAAATAAGCGTTACAACACTTACCATTGCGTTCTTTCAAGATCAAACCGTTACTTTATTATTCGAGTGGGCGACGAGTGAATTTCGTGGGCACCTCGATCCACAAATTCACACAATTCTGTCATCCTGCAACGCGCTGTTGATGAAGAACGTCACGCGCCCCAGAACTTCCACTTCCTCTGCGGCCTCCCCCTCAATCGCTTCGCCATCATCCGTGATTAATGCCCTACCCCTGAGTTTCGCAAACTGCGTTCGACCGCCAATGAGGATCAGCAGAGTCTGTCCCTGCACTAACCGGGTGACCGGCTCGATTAATGCGAAACCTGATGATGTTTCCAGAATGCGGGTATCGATGCCGACGCCGCAGATGAGCTCCGGTGTCATCCGCTGGGAGGTATAGTCAGCTGCCGGTGAAGGAAAGCCCATTAGTGAACCCTCCCCATGTTGCGCAAGATCCAGTAGTGATTGTCGGTTCCGTCGGTTGTCTTATCCGTGAAATCTGGCTGGTAGTACTTTATCCATTCGTTGGCGTCGGCCCGGCTGAAATGCCAGTGGACCTTTGCCAGTTCACGGATAAAGTCTTCTGTGCGTAAGCACCGGTATCCCTTGGGGTTTAGCTGTATTGCGGCCACAAATGCGGCGTGAATGTCGTTTCTGCGGGGCATGATCTGCACTCCTTTTACTGTTTTTATATACAGTAGTTTTAATGTGAGTGCAGATCAATGTGGGGTTGCCTATCAATGCGGCCGACAGGAGTTGAGGGGTAGTGGCGATTTACACGGCAACGTAGGTCTTGTGATGAACACAGCAGTTTTCCTTAATACACTGATCATTTGTCAGGATGTCCGAATCTACGAAGCCAGGATAGGATTAATCCCATTATGTTTATACTGTCCGGCTACCCCCTCCTTGTTCTGCATGCCATGCAGTCTATCTGGAGGGCGAAGCGTTAGGTTAAAAGGAAGTTACTGTGCATAAATATGAAGGGCTTTCGGCTATAGCTAAAAAAGTTACTGTGGATGATTTTGGCGAGTATTTACAAAGCATTGAAAATCATAAAGATGGCATTTTTTGTTATATTTGTGGTGGGAATAACTGGGATTTACACAGAAGTCCGGATGATAAAGATAAGCCTGTAATCATCACCTTCCCCATTCCTGATAAGGAAGGTATGGGTGTCTGGGCATTTTATGTGATGTGCAAAAACTGCGGTGGCATGCATTTTATCAATGCAAATAAAGTTGCTACCTGGTTGGATAACAAAGAAAAATGATTAACCCTTGCTATGATGAAAGCATCTTCAATGTTGAAGTAAGGGTTAAATCTAAGCTAACTAGCCACGCCGGTGGTATGATTGAAAATCATAACGGCGACACTATGTTAGTTGCTGAAACAATCACTATTGATTTTGAGGAGGAAATCGTGACTTCGCAAGAAAATCCGCATCTGAAAATTCCTCTCACTTTCAAATCGGCTATGTGGATGGGTATTGGTTTCGTTGCTGTTGCGCTAGGTGGAGCTTGGGCCATGTACACCCACTTAGACAACAAACTTGAAACCTATAGATCTGGTACTGAAGCTCGAATTGAGGCAGCAAGAGCAAGCCTTGATGGCAAGATAGATTCTCTCGGATCAGAAACACGCGCTCATTTTGAAGCGGCTAGAGTGGAATCTAAAGCAGATAATGCCACCATAACAACTCAACTACAGACCATCTCAAATAGCCTATCCGAGCTAAACGGAAAAGTTTCAAAAGACAAATAACCCGGCCACCGTGCCGGGTTTTTGTTCATTTCATGTCTATGAAAGTTGTTAAAGCGCTTGGCCGATTACCTGCACCAGCTAATCTCTTAAGTCAATTTACATACTCACCTCTGTTTGACTGTTAAATAAAACACGGCGAAGCGGTAATTTTTATTTGGATTCGAGATCCTGAACACGCGCTACCAAATCTTCATACTGCTCTTTCATTCGCTCATAGTTACGGCGCTGTAATGCAGCTTCCAGAGCCAGGGCCTCCTCATAACGAATGCCATAGCGGGATCCGGCTGGGGTTTCAAGAACCTGGCTGTAAGTTGGCTCTGCAGGTTCGGTATATTCCTCAATTACCTCAGTCGGCACCTGCTCGGTATACTCCTCTTCGACATCTTCAAGCTCTGCTTCATAAACAAAAAGATGCTTGCCTTCCTCGTCAAGGCGCGGAGTACCATCCTCGTTAAAGACAAATACCTGGATAAGCTTAGGTGTCTGATACTCTTCCTTAACAACCCTCTTAATGCGTTTTCCATCTTCTGTTTCTTCATCCACAAGAATTTCGCGCGTGGCTGTCATCATCACAGGTCGTTTTACTGTACGGGTTTTTGTCACTTCCATCATGCGGCTGACAGTGCGGGTTTTTGTTACTCGCTCTCCCTCGTTGGTTCGCACTGAAATATATTGGTCTTCCCATTCGTCGTAACAGAGAAGCCCGAGACCAAAGCCATCAATGCCATGCGATGCAAAAACCTCTTCCACACGCTGAGCAATAAGGCCGAAGTGCCAGCGGGCACCGTCTTCGCCTTTTTGCGCAATCGCATCATCAAACTTAAACCGCGTGCGCCAGTTCACTTCCTCCCAGGCATCCAGGACCACATCAGGGATCGATTCTTTAATTGGCTTGTGATCGTCATCAGAGGTATTAATCGATCCAGTGCCAAAGAACGCAGTTCTCCCACGATATGCAGCTGATCCATAGTCAAACTGGTTATCTGCGCTGGGTCGAATAGTGCAATTGAATGTGAAGATTCCGGCATTAAGTGAAATCGTTCCTCCGCCACTTGTCGCGGATCCGCCAGCAAAAAGAATCCTGCTGTCGTACGTGCTTCCAGCGCCTGAGGTTCGAGCCTGAAGGACTGATGTACCAGCTGCCGTTGGAGAACCGATACTTAAAAATGCTCCGGAGTCCTCCATTAACAGGCTCTTGGTGCTGAGCTTCACCAGATTGTGATGGATGATATGGTTTACTTCGACAAGGGAGCTCAGAGACAAGACGCGGTCTATCTTCTGGCAATCAACCGATATGACGCGACTGTCCTCACCAAAAACAGGGCCACCATTTTGCGGGCCAAATGCAATACCGGTTCGCCATGTGCAGGCGCTACCCATATTCCCGACAGAAATAGCGGCATCGATAACATCCCCGCGCTTTTCCTTTGTGCCACCAATCTGAAGCCCAGTTCTGATATTGACACTAGAGCCTTCCGGGATGCCTACGTTGAATTCAGCCCCTGTTAAGTTAAGAAGGTGTAATGCGCCAGGCGTGACGGTGGCGTAAAAGTTACCGCCAAACAGAGCCCCTTTTGCATCAGCAGCAGATGTTCCCCCATCGCCAGTTGAAGAGGTTGCAAAGCCTACAACCCCGACATAGTTTCTGTCGGTATTTGTTGAATCCGTCTGGCCCATCTGCTCAAGGATGAACTCAGCAGCATGACGTCCACCTTTTGTTCCCGGCCCTCCAAACTTGTGGTTTAGCAGAAACCCGTCAACCTTCGTTCCCGGTACCAAATCATCAACAGCATTAAACCGGTCATCGTCAATACGGATGTAGTTGAACTTAGCCGTGTTGACGTCAAGTCCGCTCCCGGTAATAGGCTCTGCGAGATGCACGCCAAGCCCGCGAGTGTAATCTGAACCAAACTGTTCGCCAGAACGCCCCTGCAGAACAGAAAATTTATCCAGGCCACGCGTAATGACGCCCGGCCCAACTAAAGCAAGACCGCCAGGTGATGCTAACTCCTGACGAAGTGCGGCATCACCAACGCTTACCAGATGCAGAGAATCATTCGCCCATGATGCAGCATCATTGCCGGTAGTGGTGAATGGAAGTGTTGTGGCGGCGGTTAATTTATAGAACTCATTCTGATAACGGATCAGCTGGTTATATTCAGTAATGTTCAGCGGACCATCGGTATAATCCCCGATAACCTTATAGCCAGAGCTCTGGATAAAATTGTCAAAGCGCTGTTTCTGGCTAAGCAGTTGGGTAGAAAACGCCTGCTCCATTCCCCAAATTGTTGTTCTATTTCTGCCAAAGCGATCTTTCCAGATTGCCTGGGTAATATCGTTTACCGCAAAGTCCAGGTTCTGGGCGTTATCGAATAAAACATACGGGCTTGTTGAACCCAGCGGTTCTTTCGTGAAATAGGTAGTCATGCTCGCTCCGGGCATAAAAAACCCGCCGAAGCGGGTCAGATAATTTTGATTTGCTGTTAAGCGGCGTCGCCGGGGTATGTGGCGTCGTCGTAGGCGTACTTGCCTGGATGGTACTGGATGGCAGTGACCTGGCTGATACCGTCGTTACCAGGAGATATTTCTCCGACCAGAGCGTCATACGGCACCCTAACAGACGAACAGAACAGCAGGCGAGGCGGCTCAATGTATGCGTCGTTCATCGCCCACAATTCCGGCTCCAGCGCGGCGCTGTACGGCACCGAGATGGTGAAGTCGTCAATGCGTGTCGGCACCACCATGGCCGATGCCCTTCCATCCTGATAGCGGATAATCACGCGAGGGCTTTGGAACGACCAGTCCGGCGCCTCGCTGAGTGTCAGCGTGATTTTGTTGCTGTCATACGTCATATCGGTAATCAGGCAGCTAAGCTGCTGACCGCCAGGGATATCGTCGGCCAGTACAATCCGATCCATGAACTCGTAGCAGAGCGCATCCATCTCAGTTGAGGTGGTGTGCTGCAGGCGCTGCAACTGGTAGCCCATCAACCGGCGCATGCCGATGCGGTAGGTACGGTCCTCATCCAGAACGCCATCCAGTTTGTAATCCTCCACCTTCACTGGTGTCAGATTCCCTGGCAACCGGCACTGAACAGTTTCTTCAGCCCATGTCGTGCCATTGATATAGGTGACATCGACCCCGTCGTAATCATCCTGACTCGGCGCCTTAAACGCGGTCTGCAGCTCCTCGGTGGTTTCCTGTGGGGTGATCATGCCTACCCAGGGTTTAATCCCTTCCCTGCCGGCAGAAGCCAGCCCGTCAGACAGCAGGAAATACCCCATCCCCGCGTTGGTGATTTTCTGCAGCACCTCAAGTGCGGACTTGCTCTCACCGCTCGCCCAGTCGAACTTCTCACCGCGTGGCGTCCAGTAGGTTTGTTCCAGCGAGTCAATCGCCGCTGTGTCAATCTGGCTGGCCGTGAAACCCAGCGACTCCAGGACGTGGTAAAGCGCGCCGCTGATGCTGCGCGCAGTTCTGCCGCCGCTGTAAATCCGGGTTGGCGTGACGCTAATCCGGCGATCAGACATGGCCGCCAGGCGATTTCCGGTGCGGACGGTCAGCGCCATGGTGGTGACGCCGTCGTATTTCGTGGGGCGCTTGCTGAGTCGCGAGCGCAGCGCCTGCCAGAATACCTGGTCGCGCGTGCTGCCACCCTTAACCGGTTCGGTGCGGCGCATCCGGATCTCATATTGCCCCGGCGACACGCTGTAGCGATGCGTAAACCCGATCTGGTTTTCGGTACTGCGTGAATAGAACGGAGACTGCTGCTGCCAGGTGGTAGTTCCAACCTTGCGATACTGGATCACCAGGCGTACCGGCATGGAACGCTTATTCCCCTGGTCGGTGTAACGCACCAGGCCGCTCTGGAAGTTGATGTTCACTTCAAATGCGTCCAGCGTTTCGCCATCAGGACACGCCAGGAACGGGCCTACCCACTCATAATCGTCACTGACGCCCGTTACGGTCGCATCCAGCAGCGTGCGCTCAGTGAAGCCAGGCCACGATGGATCCGGCGTCGTGATGGTTTCACCGCCCGGGCCGGTGGTGACCATGAGCCGCTCAACGGTAATGGTCTGGCTGTCCACATCGGTGATCCGGAACTGATTACCGGCGAGCCCCAGAGAGAAGCGCTGAATGCCTTCCGGCAGTCCGGTAAACGGCGTGCCGGTGGCGCTGTTGTAGGCCAGAGTGATGTGCGCCCGAACTTCCGCCGTGCCACCCGTTGATTTCACACCTGCCGTATTAACCGGAGCATCACCGAAAACAGCAACGGGTAACGGGCTGTTGGTGATGGAACCGCCAGCAAACGGGCTGCTGGCCTCTCCGATTTCAAGCTGCCCACTGTTGTCGCGCGCGACCAGGCCGGAACCAGAAAGTTGCGAGGTGATCGAGGAAATCACGCCCGACATGGTCACGTAGTTTGTCACCAGCGATACCGGGTAAGTAGTGCCCTGCCAGCTGATGCTGAACGTCACAGGCGTGCTGCTGAAATCGTATGTCGTCGGCGCGGCGCTGGCGGTGATTCTGGCGGCACTACCGCCTACCCCCGGCACCGCCGGAACGCCCGGCGCATAGCTGGCGATCACCAGGTCGTAGTCGTTGCCGTTATAGTTGAGGGATACCGGCATTCCGACCACTGGTGCCAGCTCCTCTATTCCGCCATAAATCACGCTGTAACCGCCGGAGGACACGACCGTGTAAGAGTTTGGCGCCAGAACGGTGATCACCGTTCCGACAGCCCACGACGGCGGAATCTCCTCATCGCCAGAAGACGATACGTCAACCAGCGTGATGGAGTTTCCGGACACGACCAGCGCATCCGCGATAATACTGACCGTCTCCGGGCCGCTTGAGCCCAGATCCAGACCGGCGGTACCGGAGCCGGTATTACCGACCTCTGGTGAGTTGAACCAGTTTTCGGTACGCGTATCGCCGGAGACCGTGGCGCCAGGCGGGTAGATGGTGTAGCGCACATCGGTACCGAACGCGGATATTGGCGTATTACCGATCCTGATATCGGACTGGTTAATCACCATGTCGCCGACACCCACGCACAGGAACATGCTGGTTTCCATGCTGGTCTCGTTGACGAACCGGCTGACCGGCTGCACGACGTAATCAGGCCAGACGCGGTATTTCCCGAAGATTTCCCGAATGGGGTCACCAAGTTTCGCCGCGTTGGCTTTGGCCGGGTTGAGGTCAATCTGGTCACCGCTGGCCGCCTGGGAACCGCCGCCGCCTGCCTGCGACATTGTGCTCATCATGTAGATGCTGTAGGCAGCAGAGGCGACGGCTACGCTGACGGCAACCCAGATAGCGATTTCTGCGCCGGTACCGTACGGCACCGGATACATCCTGATGTCTGTTTCTCGCTTGATAACGCACAATGGCCACTCTGACGCCGGGACGGGAACACCGTCAATTTCAACCGCAACCGGGTGCTGCTGATCCGGCGCCCAGTCCTTCACGTTCCGCGAAAACCAGGCGCTGAGGGTCATCGTTTCATGTTCGTGCTTTTCCAGCGGTTCGCCTGGTAGCCGGGATGGATAGATTCGGATCGTCACTGGTAATACTCCACGCGAACAAAGCGGCGCGCAAACCGCGCCAGCGGCAGGAAGGTTACGTTGGTGCGCGGATTGCACTCTGCAGCGCGCATTTGGCCGTCAATCTCGACAACGATGGCAACGTGTGTCACCACAGAGCCGGAATAACAGGCGATACCCGCGCCCGGGGCAGGGTCACATCGCGACAGGCCAGCCATCAGCCCGCGCGCCTCCCGGTCAAGGCCGTTATCATCCTTCGTGACTCCGGCGAAATCCGGCCACGGCGCCAGGCCAAGATCGCGCCTGATTTCATTGACGATGCCAAAGCAGTCCAGCGCGGGGTAAGCGCGCCCGCCATTCTGCCACTCGACAGAACGGTATTTATCAGGATTGAACATGGTGTTTTCCTACTGGAGGTAGCGGAGGCCCGGGAAGACAGGAAGCGTGTAACGGTAGCGCGGCCATGCAGTGTCGAGAATATTCAGGAAACCGGCTTTGATCTGTACCTCCGTCGCTTTCCAGTACCCGTCTTTAATCTGGAATACCAGGGGCGGAGCCGAAGGGAAACTTAAATCGGTTGAGATGTACTGCCGCATTATCAGCGTGCCGCTATCGAGGTTTGCCAGGGCGTTTCGTATTGCAGTTGAAACGATGCCGTCAATGTTACTGATGACGAACTGCAGATCTTGCGTGCCATCCTTATTTCTGGCTGGCAGCGCGACGGCCATAGCTGCAGCCTGAAAAGTCACCGATGCGCCAGTTTCCGTGACAGCGGTGATATCCTCGAAGTTCTCAACCAGCCAGTAAGTCTGGCCGCCGACGGTAATCTGCAGGGTGTTGAAGAGGATCTCACTGCCTCCGCTGGCATACAGCCTGTTGAGTGTTGGGCTTGTCATGCTTCCGGCCACTCCTTGTTGAGCGCGTAATCAATAATGCTCTGCCCGACGATGAACTCAGGGAAATTACCCCAGCCAGGCGGCAGAATTGGGCGCTCCCACAACTCAAGGATTGCCGTGTATTTCCAGAATCCCAGGGCATACAGTACCGGACCTTCGTAGATATCTTTGAACCGGCAGACGTAGTCACCGACACCCATCGGGGTACGCATGCGCATGTTGAACCACGCTGCACCGTCAGTAATCACGTCCCTGTACCACACCTCAAACAGCTGCGCCTGGGCATCGTTAAACACCCACGAAACAGATGCCTCAGTCGGAACCGAGGTGTATTTGCGACGCTGGCGCGTGCGTCCGGATGTCATAGTGGAACGCTGCAGGGGGCTGACGGGGGTGAAGCCATGCCCGGGTCGCTGGGGCATTGGCAGGTACTCATGGGGGTAATTGATGTCGGTTTGCTTACCCATTAACCGATCCTCCTTTTAGCGGTCCAGCCGCTTTGCAGGCCTTTAGAAACGTTTCCTTTCCCTGAGGCAAGATCCCCACTTATTTGCTGGTATACCTGCTTACCACCGCGAGCCACTGCCGCCTCTACCAGAGCTATGGTTTTTTCATCCGGATTACCGTTGATCTGGATAGTCGGGCTGTAATTGAACCCGCCACCACCACCGCCAATATCGCGGTTACTGATGACGCGACCGTTATCGCCGGGGATCATGTACTGGCTGCCATTGCTGGCTTTGAAAATCTCAGGCTTACCGCCCTCGCCAACGCGGTACATAGAGCTGGCCGATACCGGGCCGCCGTGCTCGCGCCCGCCACCATACGACATTGCGCCGATAGATGAGATCACCTGGCCGCCAGCTGCGGCGACCTGCGCCATTGCTGCCATGTTCCAGGGGAAGGGGCCGGAGGCCATAGCGTTTGAGAGCGCAAGCTGAAGGTTCAGAGTGGACTGTGCAACAGCAAAGGCTTTACTGATAGCGAACAGCGTCTTGTAAGCTGCATTGCTTTCGCCGGCGCTTTTAGACACGATTTCAGCCAGGCCTGAGAAGCCCTCACCGATCCCGCCCAGCAGCGTGTTCATCACGTCAACCTGACGTTTGGCCTCCTGCTGGGCAATGCTGATGCGGTCGTTAGAAGCCTGCCTCGCGATGGCTGTCTTTCCGTCCTCATACTGCTGAGCGTTAATCACACCCAGCTCCCTGTATTTAGCCAGAGCCTCAAGCTTGCGCTGCTCTTCCTCTTTTACCTGCGCAGCTGGGTCCTGCGCTTCACCTGTGTAGGGATCACGCTGCACTTTTGAGGCCGCCACCTCCTGATTGATGAACCTGGAGGCCTGCTCCGCCTGCTGACGCATTTTCAGGGCATTAGCAACGTCCCACGTCCTGGCTGCGTATTCCCTTGCTTCCTTAATCTGGGCTTGGGAGGCAGCGCTACCGAGGGACTGTTCGGCCCTTAACATCGCCTGTTCACGACTCAGTTCATTGGTAGACGCAGCGGCCAATTCGGATTGCTGTTTGAGATTTGCCAGTTTTTGAGCGACAGTCTCTTGCTGGCTTGCAAGCTTATTGGCGTCTGAGGCTGCACTTTTAGCACCCTTTTTGCTGTTGGCGTTAGCCTCATCCTGTTTATAGGTTGCCAGCTTAACGTTGTAGTACTTCCTGAACGCCTCCGTTCCTTCTTTTAGCCCCTGCGTTTCGGCATCTCGCCAGGCCTTGGCTTTCATTTGAGCCTCGCCAGTTTGCCGCGCAATAAACAGCTCCTGCTGAGCGATTTTTAGCGCCTTATCCTGGCTGGAGGTCAGGCTATCAGTCATCTCTTTGAGAGCCTTAAGGCGTGAAGTAGCGTCTGTGCTTGTCTCCATGATGGTTAAGAGGCTTTTGGCATATTCCCGGGCTTTAGCCGCGCCAGAAGATTGCCCATTTCCGACATCCTGCAGAGTCACAACCAATGCCTTAAGTTTTTCATCGGTTGGTGTTTTCGCTATGTCAGAAAGTTGCTTAGCAAACTCAAAAGCTTTCTGATCGCTAATATCGAATTTGGTAGACAGGGCCGCAACTGTTGCCACCATAGAGTTCATCGTTGACTGACCAGCCTGCCCGCTGGCAGTTGCCTGCTTCCATGCCTCACTGAAATCGTTAGTGGTTATATTTAGCGTGGACAAATAGTCATTAAATAATTTTACGCTGGCATATCCACCGCCCAGCGAAGACATCAATGAATCACCAAAGCTAATGAAGTCACTCGATGCCTTTTGTACTTCTTTTGAGACGTTTGATAGAGCGGCCTGCAATTCAAGCTCGGCCTGCTTTTTCATCAAGGTTGCTACAGCAATATTTGTCTGTGCCAGAGCGGCATATTTATCAGAGAGGGCAGCCACACCATTTTGTGAAATGGTAATAACCTTATCCATGGTTTCAGCAGCGCTCTTAAGAGCATCCATGGCATTTTTACCGCCATTCAAAGATGTTATTAGCGCCCCTGCCACCACCGTACTGAGCGCCAGAACTGCACCTATAACTGCGCCACCAGGGCCAAATGCCCCAGCAAGTTGAGAACCCTGCTGTGAGAAGGCTACGAGAGCAGACTGGCCACCCTGCACTTGGACGATGAAATCCTGAACTTGATAGCCCGCCTGCTGCATGGTTGACTTCCAGTTACCATGACCTTTTGCGCCCGTATCACTGGCAGTTTTCATATCAAACAGACGACCGGTTAGCTCACCAATTTTCTGTTTCTCTTCATCGGTAGCTTTGGACCCGGCGCGCAATTGGGCTGCAAGCATCGCAGCACTGCGCGCGCCATTCTCCTGCGCCTCATCGAGGATCGCCAGTTGATTGCCCAGCGCCTCAATAATCGAATCAGCCCTGCTAAATTCATTGCTGGCACCACCAGTACCACTGCGGGCCTCAGCCATTGCTCTGGCGATGCCGCTGACGCTACTGTTCAGCTTTTTAAGCTGGTTATCCATAGAGTTGGCATAGCCCGTAAGCTCAGTGAAAGCACCCCCAGCCTGTTCAGTACTATTATCGAGACCATCCATGCCTTTACTTGAGGCCTTGGCCGCAGCATCGAGCTTGTCCAGGGCATCGGCCGCTAACTTGCCGCCAACCAGCAATGGTTCAATATCAGCACTCACCGTGTAAACAATGCTGCCAGCGTCTTTCTCACCTGCCATAACTTTCTCCTGGCAATAAAAAACCCCGCCGGAGCGAGGTTTATTTTGATGTTTGTTTCATCGATTTGTTATTTGCAATTTACGGATTCTAATTTTAGCTGTTTATCTAATAGGGCCAGCATGTCGATGTTTTTAGACATCAAGAGACCAGGGTACTTAGAATTTTTAACGAACACATGCCCACTCTCTCCGTCTGTGTAAACAAATCTTCCGCCTATTTTGCTCACATCAGTGCGGCCTGATACTATGCCGCAAACAGCATTGTAATTTTCATGCTGAAACACCTTCACATCTGAGAATGTAAGGTCAAAGGCAGGATTAAAGGCGCCATCACAATTTACTAATGCTGATCCAGGCTTTGCTTGACCACTACTCTCCAAGGTTTTCCATCTATCGCAATCGCCAGGCTTGTACCTTTTCATCACCTCGTTCTTTACTGCGAGTGTTGCAGCAGATTCGATCTGCTCAACAGACTGTGCGTGCACAGAGAAGACCAAGGCGGTCAAAATTACGCCTAAAGCATGCTTCTTCATATCCCTATTCCCCATTGGTAAAAGTCAAAACATCCTACCCAGGAATAGCACAGGCGCAACGGCAAACGCTGATTTATTGATCTCAATCGACCGCCGACGAAAAAACCCGCAGTTAAGCGGGGCTTATGTGCATGCTTTTTACGCCTCGCGCTTACCAAACGCATAACCTAAAGCCAGCGTAAGAATCGGCGTAAAAATTGACCAAACATCCTTCAGTGCAGAAATAACATCAAATTTTTCAGGTTCATTTCTATCAAAAGAGAAATGAAAAAAAACCAGCATTAAGCAAATGCTAAATACTGCACCAAGATAAAAACAATACTTAAGCGTCATCCAAATAAATGAATCTTTTGCGTGCTCGCCCGTTCCTATTTCCTTAGCGATGGAACCAGGCTGATAAAACCCTTTCTGACCGCCCTCCCTAACGTGTGGCTTAGGCTCTGGTTTAATTGTGGATTTGACAGGACCAAGCGATGGCTCAAAATTATCTGACATTACATATCCTCATAAAAAGAATATGTTGTAGACGCAGCCTTAACTCCTTCATTTGACTCGAGAATGAACGAAAGCCAAGATATGTATAGTTTTTTTTCACCTTTAGTCCCTATCTCCATAGGGATAAGCATTCCAGTCGGCTCAGCGAGGGGGGATACACGTTGATTATGCTTCAATACAACAACACCGTTCTCAACGCTCGCAAAAATTTCTTGTGGAGTGGATTCGCTCGCGGAAAGCGCTTTTGTAATTAATTTAACCTTCAGCCCAAATACATCAAAAAATAATTCAGATTGCCCGGCATCCCCTAACACATGATTAAAGGTGCCACTTTCTATTAATTTTACCCCATTACCAGATGCATTAATTAACATATCATTCTTACCTACGTGTTTTCTAATACATGCAATTTAGCAGACGCTTACAAGGATGCCAATCGCCGCGCCGCTTGCTTCGACAGGTAGTCATTGGCAACTGCATCGTACTCTTCCCGTGTAAAGCCCTTCTGTTCAGGATATTTCTGCGCCAGCATCAGCTGAAACTCGGTCATGGTCAGCGCCTCAGCTTCATCCCGGTTCATGCCGAAGTGGCTACGCGCCGCGCTGATGTAGTCGAAGGCCTTAAACTCGTTCGTCGTTTCGCCTGACTCATGCCGCTGCAGGCGGCGCACGCTGGCCTTACCTACGATGCCATGCTGCATCAGGTGCTGAGCCAGCACGATGATGTCGTTCCTCGGCATCTGCCCGGGCCGGTAAACGACGTATCGGCTCCAGCCTTTCCATTCACCTATCATCGGGGTGAGGTCGTCATCACAGCAGGCCTGCATGATGTGCATGCTCAGCGATAGCAGCCGTTCTGCGATGCGATTCATGGATGGCGACAGCCAGTCCGGAAAGCGGCCGAGCGTGTCAGTGCAGAACTGGATGACGGCAGCAACATCACTACCGTGCACCGTGGCATACGCCTGAACAATCTCCGCTGGAGTGCCGATCCGCGTCATAGCCATCAGTGACGGTCGCAGCAGGTAGTCTTTTCCGCCTTCACGCCCATCACTGACTGAAAACTCGCCAATGTCGATTAATGCTGTCATGGTCCTTCCCGGGTAACGATCATTATCAAGGGCAGCCGAGGCCACCCTTTGGAATGGCCGTTAGCTGACGGTGAGGGTGTTAGGCGTTGAGGTGATTGTGTTGCCGTTGTAGTCAGTCACTTTCACCTGACGCACGCCGTTATCCGCTGTGGTTGCGTTATCGAAGTCGATAGTGGTGGTGCTGGTAGATAATCCGGTATGAATGCCGTTTTTGTACCAGTCATATTTGTATGGGGCTACGCCGCCACTCACCTGCACACCCAGGCTAAAGTCATCCCCCACAGCAGCAGTCTTGGTCGATGGCAGATCCGCGACGAATACCATTGCAGTCGCCGCGGCGTTGTCGATCACCTCAATGGTGCTCGCATCGCCCACCTTGAACTCAGTGGAGAACGTGACAATGTCATTCGTGCCGCCGTCTGAAGAAAGCCCGGTTGGCACCATATAGCCGATAAACGTTACTGGGCCGTATGGCATGCGCACCCAGATACCTGGCTGCCGACGTGCCTTCAGCTCTACAGAGAAATTAACGATAAATTTACCAATACCGTACTGGTCCAGCTTGTCCTTTTTGCGTACCTCACCTTCGAAGCTGATGGTAAAGTCGCTGTTGGTGATAATGGACTCAACGTAGCCGCCACCATCATCTGCATCTGAGGTCACCGCGTTCGGGTTGAAGTCAAAGCCTTTGGACGTGCCAGCGGCAAGGGCTTTCCATTCATCCTCAAGCGGTTTGACGTCCGGGCATCCATCTGCAACTTCAAGCACGATCGCGCCACCGAACAGGCGTTCGTTCGAGTTCTGGCAATTAGCCATAGAAACTTCCTCTTTGACGTATAAAAAAGAAAACCCGCCGAAGCGGGTCTATTTGGTTGGTATGGCTATTCGCCGTAGGTGCAGGCGAACTGGAGGCGAAAGACTATCCGACCTTCTGCCGTAAGCACCGGCGCAGGGATTGCGCCCATGTTCTGGATGTATCCGACACACTCATCAGCCATAGGATTGGCCTGAACATAATCGACGATGCGCTGCACGGCATCGGCGGCGTCGCCGCGCTTATCCTTCGCGCCGATCACATCGACGAGGACGTGATGTTCAGAGCCAAGGTCGTGACGGATGTTCGAACCACCGTTTGGCCGGAATACCATCACGGCCTGGGTCAGATCCTCCGGGTCGTCGTACATCAACTTCTGCACCGTGAATCCGGCTGTCAGACCAGCATCACCGAACATATTGCGCACCCGCTCATGCATCATGGGTGTCATAGCGAAAGCTCCTTGCGCATCACTGCATCGATAGCATCGCGCTCTTCGTTTGCGCCTTTGGTCAGGAACTGAGGTTCACCGTGCGGATCCCAATAGTTCCCCGTCCCGCTGCCGCCGCCGAACTCCTGCCCTGCCCGGGTGGTACCGAAGTGCGCGCGCGGCTGGCCTTTCAACTTGCCGGACGCCTCGTGGACATACGCCGCATAGTTGGCCGAATAGCCGACGCGCCCGGTAATGATTACGCCACCCGCATCAATTTCCCGGAACTGGCTGTTCACCAGCGTAGAGGTATCGATGGAGGTGTAATAAGCGGCCCGGGCACCAATAAGAATCAGCGCTGACTGGATGGCACGGACAGCTTTCCGGCCCTGAACGTCGTTGATGATGTCGTTGAGGTGCTTTTTCGCCTGACTGATGCCCTTTACTTTGATTCCCATTATCAGACTCCAGTCAAGATGGCAAAATCATCCGCCACTCGCTCAAACGTGTCGGCGTAGCGGATAACCTGCCGCACCTCGTCAGCGCCAGCAGCAACCGGGTCGGCTTCAGTGGATTCACCAATCAGCAGGTAATCACCGGCGTCGGCCAGCGCGTACTCCGTCCAGACGGTATTTTTCACGACGATTTCAGCGCCCAGGTTGCCGATACGCTTTGACAGCCCGCCTTCATAATCGACCATGATGACTACCGGCGCGTCATACCCGCTTATGGGGTCACCGTTCTCGTCCCTGCCGCCTGCACCCTTGCGCCAGATGGTGGCTTTAGCGGTGTAGGACCAGTTTGCAGTTGCCGACACGGGTCACTCCTTTTGCGCGGTGACGCGCTCAATCTCAAACCACTCGATGTTCAGCGCATTGACCTGCTGGCCTTTACCGACCGGCACGAAAAGCCCTATGGCATCCCCGCATTCCAGCTGCAAATACCGCGCAATGACGATTGGTGACACCACTATCTCTTTGAAGGTTTTAACCTCGCCAGAAACGCGATAAACCACCGTCACATTCAATGCACCAACCATGCTTGTTACAGTCGCCATATTTCACTCCTTCCAGCGCAGCACTACCGTCACGTTTCCGCCATGGCCTTTAAGCTGCTCACTGCGCTTACGGGCATTCGGTGGGATGAATGAGCCCATGACGACCTCACCGACACGATAAAGCCGGCTGTTTTGCAGTAACCCGCCTCGTTTCATTCCTTCCACATCAGCACCTTCGCTCCAGTCGCCCGGATGCGCGGGCAGTTGATGAACCACTCGCCGTCCGATTTAACGTAGCCGGTAGTCTCCCGCCCGGTATCAGTCAGCACCCAGACGCGGGTGAATGAACGCGGCAGGCGGACGCTTACAGGTGTCCACGTCATCAGCAGCCCCCAACAACCATGAACATTCCGACGCTGTTACCAGCGCTGATTGGTAGCTCCCCAGTGCAGCCGCTGGTATCGAGGCGGCCCAGCGAATCGCGCAGCCAGGTGATGCTGTCATCGCCATACTCAAACGAGCGTGACGCGCCAGACGGCGCACCCTGCGATTTGATGCGGCGCGCACCGGACGACGTTGCCATCAGCGCGGCGGCGTACATCAGGATCAGTTTTGCGGTGCAGTCGTCATACCCGGCGCCATCGAGGCACGGGATAATCTTGTTCACCACGCAGAGGATCGGTTCCAGCAGCGCCCCCGGGATGGAGTAACCCAATTCACCGAGGAACGCCTGCACGTCTGCCGCCATGATTGGGTCAGCCATGGTTATTTCGCCTTCTTGGTTGCTTCTGTCAGGGCCGCTTCTGCTTCGTCAGCGCGCTTAGTGGCAGCTTCCAGCTCAGCGGCATGAGACTGCTTCAGCTGCTCCAGCGCGTCGGCGTGCTCTTTGTCTTTCACTTCAGCGTCGGAATGAGCCTGCTTCAGTTGCTCCAGCGCTTCATTGAGCTTGGCCTGCAGCGCTGATGAGTCAGAAGAAACGGGGGGTGACGGAGTTGCCACCTCAAACACCAACTTTTCGCCCTTCTTCTTGTCGGTGTCCTTGGCCATGCCGGATGCCTTCCAGCGCGCCGCCGTCGCGTCGTCAACTTCAACTACCGCACCAACCTCCAGTTTGCGGAGGTTGGCACCAGCGAAGACGTTACCTGCTGTGATTTCTACCAGTGCCATTCTTTTTCTCCTTAGCTGCTCGCGAAGAGCACGCCATGTTTGAGGTTGATATCTTGCTTAACCATCAGGCCCATAGCGCCCCAGGTGCGCCAGATGTAATCGCTGTTGTAGAACTGGCGCGGATCGGCGACCGTGCCAACAGCTTGCCCAACGACTGGAGCGATTACACCAGCAGTCAAAGGCACCACCAGAATCTGGTTACCGGAGAGCTGAGCGTCTTCCTTCACTGCGACGATACCGGACAGCTTCAGGATCTCCTGCAGGATGGTGCCTGAGAGGTAGTTGTCGCTGTAGTAGCGTTCCCAGTTGGACATGATTTTGCTGGAGACGTACCAGGTCTGTGGGGCGTACTGGTTATTGCCAATCTTCAGCGTGTCGCGAAGGGCAATGGCAGCGTTACGGTTCTGTTCGGACGTGGTTGTTGAGCTGGTGAAGTCGATATTCAGACCTGAAACCCCGAGATCTACCATGCCAACCCGGCTGTCACCTTTCAGGCCCTTCCAAGTCTTGCCGTCGAAGGTAACGAAGTTGCCTTCTGAGTCGCGGAAGCCGTTGAACATATAATTGACGATTTGGCGACGAACATCGTCAACAGAACCGGCCTGTGCATCAGCCAGCGATGCCAGCGCAGAGCCTTTGTTGAAGATCGGATCACGCCAATGGAACTTAAAGCCGCTGTCGTGGACAGGCACCATCGTACCGTCGAAGGTGTACGCGCGGGCATCCAGCGCCGCACCAATCTGGCCGGACATGGAGGTGTGCGCCCAGCCACGACCGCCGGTACGCGCATATTCATACACGGACTCTTCCAGGCGGACTGAACGAGACAGCGGAATCAGGTCGTTGAACAGAGTGAACTCGGTATTCGGTTCGAACTGCGCCAGCACCGTCTGGTCGTACGCGCGGTACATGCGGCGGATGTCGTCCACTGCGTTCACTGCGTCCAGATGTCCGTTTTCACCGAAGCGAGCACGGGCAATGAAGTCAGCGACAGACTGCGCACTCATGTTGCGCGCCATCTCCAGCTCGCGGAACTGCGCCTGGTTGACTTCGAGGTTACCGGTGCGTTCACCGATAGAGCGGGAAAATACAAGCATTCAGGTGCTCCTTACTTGATTACGACGCGCAGCAGGTCGCCTGCCGCAGCGGTGTATGCAACGTCTTCTTCGACGTACGCGCGGACGTTGTCGCTTGCGCCTGCGGCCTTGACCTGCCCGTTAGCGATAGTCAGCGGCTGGCCTTTTTTGTAGGTGCCCGCCGCCGCGCGCACGTTCAGGAACATGCCTTCCAGCGGATGGATGCCCACTACCAGCTCACCGGCAGCAATCGAGTCGTCGACCGTCATGCAGCGCAGATAGTCGTAGTCAGCAACGTACAGGATCGCCTGCTCATTGCCGTCGACAGACGCGGTGAACTTACCGGCCACAAAGGTACCGATCGTTCCCGGCTTGGTGGCCGCCGCCGCCGCACCTTCACGGTTAAGAAGCGGGTTATGGAAGATGCCACCGGCGTGGATTACGTGTTTTCCGTCTTTAGCCATTTTTTACTCCGGCATTTCGCTGACTGACTGGTTATTGGTAGCCTGGCGGAATGCACCATTCAGGCCGGTTGAGGTCTGGCACTGTGCGAACAGCTCTTTCAGCGGCTCGCCATCCAGCGCGTTCACTGCGAGATCGGTCATGCCAAACTTGGCTTTCACCGCAGCGCGCATATTGCCCTTCTCGGTTTCAGCGCTGGCGTTGATCTGGCTGTTCAGGGCTGTCACCTGCTCGGTAAGCACCTTGGCCCAGGCAGGCATCTCTTCGTTGTTGTTAGCCTGCTCTTTTTTCTTGAGCCTGCCGGTTGCCGGGTCGATTTCTTCGTCGCCATTTTTCTTGGCGGCGGCTTCGTCGGCCTTCATCTGGTTGTATGCGTCCATCAGCTCGGCGTCGGACTTGCCTTCGGTCGGCTTACCAGCGGCTTGCAGCGCATTGATAATCAGTTCTTTCATCGGATCGTTCTCTCCGTTGGTTTTAATCTCGTACTCAGTTGGTTTGCGCACGACTTCTACAGGCTCTCCGACGAATACGGCCTTACCGGCATCATCGATGAGGTACTTTTGCTTCAGGTATCTGGCGTCGTCCCGGTAGATGAAGCTGTCGGGCCACACCGTCTCCGGCCAGAGCCACTTATCTTCGCCCGCACCTTCGCGCAGCTTGTCGCTGATGGCGCGCTGGATATCGTCGAAGGAGAAATTTGAGGCGTTGGTGAAGAAGAAACGGGTTTTGTTGAGCATGCCTTCGCGGGTGCAGTCGGCGGCATCGGCCAGATTCGCCACTTCGATCTCCTGCTCATCACCCTCGGAATTTACGAAGATGCCCACGCCCTCATCCGGCGTTCCGGCGCCAGGCTCATCGAGAAGCACCGCCACATGGTCGAACATCATGTTGGTGGCGATCTCGTTGTACTTTTTGCCCTTCGATTCGCCATTGGCGGCGATACCGGAATACAGCAGGCCGGTGGAAATGTGGATTGGGTCGGAGTTGGTGCCGGCCAGCATCTCATCCAGGCGGTTAATCAGACGCTTGCCCTTCTCGCTGGATTCGGCGTACTGGCGGTTAACGTACATGTCGCCCGTCACCTTCCCGTCTTTGTGGCTGACGTTCTGCAGCCATGCCCCGACGTGGTACTCGTTTACCGCCTGGACATCGCGCGCCGAAACATGCTTGCCATCCACCTTCGGGTGGCCCAGCGGCATCGGGTTACGCTCGAGCGTGTTGTAGGCCTTTTCGATTTCAGCTGCCGGGTACAACTTCCGGTTCATCACGATATCGTCCACGACAGGCGTGATGCCGCGAACCACGATATGTGGCTTGCCGTTGACGGTTTCGGTGGAGATGTTTGAAGCGGAGTTGACGACGGTCAGCACGTTAACGCGGTTGCGTTTCATGCTGGGTCCTCGTTAGTGGGAGTTTTCGGTCATCACCTGAATCAGGTAATCAGCACAAGCTTCTCCGTCGGTGGAGTCACCTTCCTGGTAAGCACCAGGGTTGTGCTTATAGTCGTCGCACCACTTCACAAAAGCGGTTCTGATTTGCGACTCAGTGAACAGGCGGCCATGATTGATATCTCTCGGCGCTTCATCAGGTACAGGATTGCTCACGCTGCGTCCTCATTGGTGGATTTCGGGCAATAAAAAAGGCCGCCGTGGCGACCTTATTCAATCGGGTGATTAATTATCTGAATTTAAGTTCTTTTTCAGCATCCATGACAATGGCATCAATGATTTTTTGAGTCTCACCAGACATGTCACTATATGCCATAAATTCTGGGTATCCATCGACAGCAACATTGTGTTCTATGTCTGCATCCTTTTCTATAAATCGGCTCAAGAGCTCTTTAGTGCTTTGACTTAGCGAGATAGGAGCCAGTACATAATGGCGTTGAACTTGCCTTAATAATTGGTGATATCTTTTCCAATCTACAGTTCGGCCTTTACGCGGCTTGTCATTTTTACCTGCATTATATTCTTCCTCAGCATAGTAATAAGCCTGTCCGTATAATGACTTAAGCTCAATTAAGTCATCAACCAGTTGATTGTATGCTGTATGTTTTTTCTCCCACCACTTTTCATGGTAAAACCGATTTAACGCAAATCGCGCTGTAAACCACGCGGCAGCGACACCTGTTACGATTGGCACAATCAGCGTCAGAAAAAACGAACCCACTTCCTGGGGTGTAATGTTCATTTAATTAATGCCTTATAGGTTATTCAGCACTATTAAGCATTAATTGGTATCGGTTTTCCACTGCTCGCGCTCTTTCTTCAACTTATCCGCCAGCCCTTGGTTGAATATGCTGCCGTCGTCGTTGAGCAGCACCGGGATCTGGGAGCAATAACAATGATATTTGTTACCATCAACTGCATACCAATCGCGTACCGCTTGCACAGTCCTGACCTTTCCATGCCAGAACGCATGAGTTTGCCTGGTTGTGGGCTTTAATGCAGAAAGGTGAAGAAGTCCGGTATTTAGCCCCAACCGGTCAGCAGCCCAGTCCGTCTCGTTCCACTGAGCCTGCCGCAGCGCGCCGACCTGCTCAGTCTGGGCGATATTCTTCGCGCGAGACATGCTGACATCGAGGCGCTTACTGATTACGCTGGCCGTTTCCCGCGGGTTAACCCCGCGCGCCACCGCATCGGTGATGATGCCTGTAAGGTCTGCCCGGGCGGCATCGCTGATCGCCTTCCAGTCGCTGAACGTTGTCAGCCTGGCGGAAGCGATCTGGTTTTGATAACCGGGGCTGCTTAAAAGTTGCTGTAACGTCGTCTGGCTGGCGTACACCTGCGACTGCTGCGAGAGGTTATTAAACGCCTCCAGCGTACCGCGCTGCGTCTCAGCGACGACGTAATCCATCGCCCACTGGTTGTTCTCGCCCCCGTCAAGCAGGTAGTCATCCAGAATGCCCTGCACCGCTTCGAGCAGCTCTGCCAGCTCCTGCGGGGTCATGTCGTAGATGAACTTCCCGGCATTGACCTGGTAGAGCCTCTGGTCATCACCGTTGACGTGGCACAGGAAATGCCAGCTGTGGCTGTTGACCTCCCGCTCACGTCCGGTCAGGCGCTGGTCGAACAGGGATTTCAGCGCGCGCTTGATGCCGAGATAGCGTTCTTCGATATCCCGGAACATCGCGGTGACCTGCTTTGCCGATCTCGTCGGGTCAACTTTACTGCGCGGAACTACCGGCGTCCCCACCTTCGTCTTTTGCTCCGGCGTCATCGGAAAGAGGATCATCGGTCGTTACCTTTTTGCCAGGGTCTGGGGGCTTAACATCTTCACGCGGCTCAAGCTCTCCGGCCTCTCGCACTTCGTTCTCGTCAACAGCAGGTGTGCCGTAGGCTTGCTGAGTATCCTTCGCGACTGCGGCCATTTCCTTCATGTTCGCAATCTTCTCTTTCTCGCTTGGCGCGAGAAGATCAGACCAGGTTAACGTGATTTCGCCAGACTCCGGCGGCTCGATAACTTCCACAGTCCAAAGACGCTCGATGACTGCGCTGGCGCGGTCAGTCTGGAACCCGTTTCGGCGACCATTGCAGCGCTTGGCAAAGTCGTTTTTGTCCTGATCTGATGCAAGCCTTCCTGTCTGCTGTCCAAACAGGATAGTGAATGGCATCTGAACTGAAGAGGAGAACTGGTTCGCTGACACTGTCCACGTTGGGCCCGGGTCGGCAGCGGCGACAGAGAGGACTTTCGCCTCGCCGTCCTGGGTTACCAGCGCGGAATCTGTACCAGAGTTAAGCTTCTGTATGGCAGCGTTTAGTGCCTCAGCCAGCCCTGAATATCCGGCTTTCTTGGCATCCTCCATGATTTTTTCAATCTTGGTGTCTTTTGACATGTTAATGCCGAGCTGCCGGCTGGCATTTTTCAGGAATCCTTCAGCGCTGCCGCCGGAGGTTTTAGCCATGTCCAGCAGGTCGTTATAGCCTGCACGCAAGAAAGGGATGCCAGCCAGCGAGGATTCATCTTCTGATCCCTCGCAAAACATGATGATACGTTCAGGGTGGATTTTGATGGAGCGCATCGGACCGACAATATTGCCGCTATCCCCGACGGGTTGTTCCTGGAAATAATAGAACTTCGGCATGGCGTAATCAGGAGACTTCTGATCCTGCTCCAGTTCCCCCGGCTTAACCTGCGATTCCCATGCAGGAATCATCTTCACCAGGCCGCGCTCACGGGAATTACGCATTACGTCACGATTTACTGGCTCATACCATTCCCGGCTGTCTGCAAACTGCAGGATGAGAGCGGAATAGTGCCCGACAAGATTCCGTCGATCGGCATCTTTCACCTTTGCCCAGTACTTCTTCATGAGCTTGGTGACTTTCTTTTCCCAGAGCGTGGTCTTTTTAGCCTTTTTGGTCTCGTCTCCATCCACGATTACCGGGCTATCAGACCAACATGCATCCAGCAGTTTATGAACCGCGCCGAACGCAGCGCCATTGCGCTCGTACATGTTATAGAAGTGGTCAAAGTCGAGACGCTCAGGGTAGCCAAATTCACACCACAGATGGTGCCGCTTGGTGTTACCTGATTTGTTGAAGCCAGCCGCATAAAGCTGACGTGATCTCGAGACCTCGTTGAGGCTGTTCACAATGAGCCCAGCGAGGACTTGCATTTCTGTATCGTTACTCACTGAGTTGTCCTTATGTGAAGAATATCGCCCCAGAACGGCGAGGAGAGTGCAGTACGCGGTAGCGGGTGGCGTCCCAGTCGTGGTCTTCCTGCTGGGTATCTACGTCATCAGGGTTTTTGCTGTCTCTGACCAGCACGGGTATGCGGCTAATCCAGCCACGGCAATGCTCGAATACGTAAAATGCAGGCTTCTCAGGAATGCCAGACTCCAGCTTTTTACCTTCAACCACTGCCTCAAGCATGTCAGCGAAAACCGAAGCTCCATTTACTCGCGAGCCTGGCTTTTTATTGGCTTCAAGCCATTCCACACCCTGATTTTCCATTTTCTGTCCGATAGACAATTCATCGTCACCGGTGTTGAAGATGGCGCTATCCGCCGGGCCGGGGATAACTTCCGAGCATATGCCCGGCATTATGTTCAGTTGCCCCTGAGTTACGCCGTCGAGATGGATCTCTTCCGGCTCGTCGACATCATCGCCTGTCAGCCGCTTATCAATCCACGCCACGCCCTTAGCGACGTTGGTAGACGACATATTCAGGCCTTTGTTCAGCTCGTCAGGCGGGCAGCCATACCACTCGCCAATCAGGATCAGAGACCCGGCAGGCGGGCAGAACTGGCGACCATCTGGCAGCTCGGCGGCAGTGCCATCAGCCTGTGCCCACCACAGGTTAGAGAACGGCTTCGACTCACCCCAGTCATGAGATCGGTCAACGGTCCAGCTATCCGGTATGCGGAACGGCTTAATGACGTGCAGGGACTCATTCCACAGGTGGTCAAAGCGCCCGCCGCTGGTCACATCCCATGAGCCATCAACCCACGCTTTACGCCGGTTGGGGTCTTTGATGGCCATCAGGGTCGCGATGTACTGTGGGTCGAGGTACGGGTTCTCTTTGAACGATCCGTGGATGGCCACGCGGGTCAGCGTTATTTCCTCTTCGCGTTCAGTCTGGGGGTTGAATACCATTTGCCTGTCGCGTTGCACGGTCCCGCGCGCCGCTGGCTCAATGAAGCGCTTCTTCACCCAGGTGTGGCCGATGCCAAACGGGTTGGTCGTGCTGAACGTCTCCAGCGGAATCGGCCTCAGTAACTTGCCATTATCCAGCGGGTAGTTTTCCGGCCGGAAAGATGAGCGTCGGCAGGAGAACATCATTTCGTAAAACTCAGGAGACTGCTGTTTCGTCAGCTCGTTAAAGCCAATGAAGGGGAATTCCTGCCCGTGGAAATCCCAGTAGTCGTCAGCCTCTTTGCCGAAGCGAAAGAGAAGCTCCTCGCCTGTCGGCCACACCCAGCGCAACTCACTAGCAGATGACAGGTATCTAGCGCCATCGTTGAACAGGCGAAACATACGCTTCGACTGGGTGATGATGTCGGCAAGGTTCTTATATTCGGTGTCGAAGATGACGCCGCGCCAGAATGAGCCATAGCCCACGCCGACATTACGCCGGAACCTAGCTAACTGCGCGGCAGTTTTACCCGGGCCGCGAGTGCCCTCGAAAAGAATTTCGTTACACGGGCAGCTCAGCGCCAGAGACTGAGATCCGGGCAGTGGCTTCCATACAGCTTTGTAATTCATCCACCGAGCACCCCGTCCTGTTGTTTCTGTGCTGCCGCTTCCCAGTCGTCCACGTTGTCGCTGGTTGGTACCAGCATGACGTTGTGCGTGACCTCTTTCGTTTCAGCCTTGTTCTCGATGCTGTACGCCTCACGCTCGAGGCCGATCAGCGTCTTAAGACTGTCGCTCAGGTCTTTCATGGATTTAACTCGGGAAGGCAGGCTGATAATTTTGTGGTACAGATCGTTGAGCTTATCCATACCCTTGTCATCTTCACGTCGCATCAACTCCCCGAGCTGCTCAAGCGCGGCCACGTCGCCACACTTTCCAGCCAACTCATCGAATAGCGTGTTGGTCAGTTCGCGAGCCCGGCGGATATCTCCTCGGTGCTCCATTCGAACAGTAGCGATTACCTCTGCCGTCGCCTCGATTAGTTGCCGCTCTGAAATAGTGCTTTCGGTGGCAACCTGCCTGGCAACCTCACGTTTGGCAACCAGCGCATCTGCTTTTGCCTGGACTTTGGCTTTTAGATCTCGCTCCCATCCATCCTTTTTGGCTCTCTTGCTGATGGCCTGGTGAGAGATGCCATATTTTCCGGCCAACTCCCTTACCGATAGCACTCCGGCCCGGTAAGCCGATTCGATAGCCTCCCAGTCCGGTTTGCTCATTCGTTACTCCGTTATTTTCTGTGCCTGGCTCTTTTCCTTCAGGTAATCGAAGGTCATGTCGAGAAGAAGGATCCGCAGCGCGTCCTCTTCTGAGACACGCGGACTAAGCTCACTCACCCTTCGCTGCAGTTCCTCAAGCACTTCTTGAGAGCGTGCAACGTGCTCCTTCATATCAAGGGTTATCGTGATCTGGTGAATGTCAGCCATAAAACCTCTTTACCCCCTGTAGGGCATATTTACGATTTAACCGTTATAGCCATTACGATGAGTCTGCCCATGGTGATGACAATAAAAAAACCGCCCGGAGGCGGTTTATACTTCTTGAAAATATTTCATGTTGAATTAAGAATTTTCGCACCAATATCAGATTTGCCCAATCCGGGATAACCTCTGGAAAATCCTATGATTCATACTGTTCATTTTTTATGCCCAGTTAATCCAAGCACGGTAAGCTTGCTTCAAAACAACATTTTGTCAGCGATAGCTCAAGGGGCAACCCGAATCAACCTACACATTTCGAGCTCTGGCGGCGACGTGACATCCGGCTTCACCGCTTACAATTTCATCAAAACCCTTCCAATTCCAGTTTATTGCTTCAACATTAGCAATATAGATTCAATTGCTAATGCGATTTTCCTCGCTGGTACAAAGCGCTTTGCTAATCATGGAGCAAGATTTTTGTTGCATCCGTTTCAGTGGAACTTCGGCGGAATGCAAAGTGTCGATCACGAACGAATGCGCGAATGGGTATCTAGTTTAGATCACGACCTTGACCGCCTCGTTTCTATCTTTAACGAAGAAACTGTTTCCGCTGGACATTTCACTGACTGGCGTGAGCTGATCAGAACTTCTTCCATTCTGAATCCTGAGAGAGCTGCAACTCTCGGCCTTATTGAAGGTATTCAGGAGGCTAGCATCGTTGAACCCAACGCTACCTGGTGGATTAATTGTTGACATAAAGTAACCTTTCAGAGCCCGACTATTTTTAAGATTATAGTCGGGCTTAATCATTGCGATTGTCAAATAAATGTTCAATTAAGAATCTTTTTCTTGCAATTGACCTGCCACGCTTTGTTGTGCGCCAGAATGTCTTTCTTCGTCTGCTTGTCCAGTACATCCCAATCATGGGCCGTACCGTAGATCGGCTTCACCCAGTCACAGCCGGTGTCGATAACTTCAATCTTTGCGGGTCCAGTTTGCGCGCAGCTCACGATCAACATCGTCATCAGGCATATGGTTAACAGTCTGCTGAACATTGCTGGCCTCCCTGGTAACTTCGACGCGGCGCTCTGCAGCTGCTTTGGTGGCAGCGGCGTTCTCGTCGGTACGTTTCTTTTCTGCCTCTGCTTCGGCCTTTTCCCGGCCACGCATACCGCCAATACCAAATGCGGCCAGTACCAGCATTATGGCGAGTCCGATCCCGGCCAGGATAGCTCTCAGTTTGATCATAGGCTCACTCGCTCCCGGATCCAGCCATACGCGAATGACTCGTTAGCCGGGCGCTGCTCTGCCAGCTCGAGATATCGCTGGCCCTGGCTGCAGTTCAGTGCGCGGAGCAATACGGCCTCACCTTCGCTACCGCGTTTCGCCAGGAAGGACTTCAGCGCGCTTATGCTGCGCGGACCAATCTGGCCGTCGGCGATCAGGTCGGGATAGAACTGCTGCTGGTTGTTGAATACGTTCAGCCAGCGCTGGAACCACTTCACCTGTACCGATGGCCCCATGTTCACGCCGGTATCGCAGAGTTCGGCGGCGATGAGCGGGGAGACAGTTGCAACCTGGTCAAAGCGAGGGCCGTACCAGTAATCGGCCTCGAGGATGTTGAGAGCCTGCTCGCGGGTCAGGTTGCGCATATCACCGGAATATCCATGAGCGCGAGCTGTCGCCTGGGTAATGCCCCAGTTAGTCGGGCCGCCTTTGTCATCCGGATGATTCACATAACCGCCCTCTTTGCCGAGGATGGCGTTGAAGATGTCGTCTTTGGTCATTGCCCGGCCTTCTGGAATACTTTTGCGAGATTGCCGCGGGAGCGCCACACGGCGATACAGATAGCGATGTTCAGCATCAGCTCGCCCGGGTCAACCTGCAGGTATTTCCCGTAGAGGATGCGGAATGCCGTAAAACCGGCGGCGAGGATCATCATGTACGCCATCCATGCAACAGCTGGACGGTGTCGCTTTCCACTCTTACTGAAGAACATCAGCCGGACGGCGATAAGCGCGCAGATAATGGCGTTTACATCAAGAACGATGGCTTGCCATGTCATTTACCTTCCTCCTCCAGTCCCGGCATTTTCCCCCGTTTTGATTTGGCGAGGATGCGTAACAGGACTGCGACAGAGATGGAAGCGGAAACCAGCGCGCCAATGTTCGGGGATACTTCGATACTTACCGGTGGCTGGAGCAAGCCAAGGGCGGTATTAATCACCCCGGCCAGTATCTTCGCCATCGGTACTGAGAAGAAAACCCCACCGACAAAGCTGATGACGGCGAACAGGAACTGCTTCCACAGTTGGTGTGGATCGGATGTCAGAACGTACATTGCTGCGCCAGCCAGCGCGCACAGCATTACGCCGGGCGTTGCCTCGGGGAACAGAGATGCGAACGTCACTCCGATTGTTGCGGACGTGACACCGCCAGCAATGGTTAGAGGTTCAGACATAGGTGGTCCATGTGTAGAGAAGGCCGTCAGACACGAGGGCTGCGTGGCATCTGAGGGTGATTGTCTGCGGCCTGAGTAAAAAAGGCGGGTTCTGGTCCGCCAATCGATGGGTGCTGCGTTGCGCTATGCGCTTATAGTCCCAGGTAGCGGGTTCTGGTGCTGATTGACGGAATCGAACCGCCGACATCCTGCTTACAAGGCAGGAGCTCTACCTACTGAGCTAAATCAGCCAATAAAAAAGCCCCGCACGATGGCGAGACTGTTAATTCTTTGTCGACCTTCGAAGCTATGGCGACGATATCAGATTTACATGAAATATATGCGTTTCAGTTCGGTTTTGCAAGACTTGCTTGCGAATTTGTCGCCTTTTGTTGTGAACGTGATCGCGTTACTGAGATAAGCGCACCGCTATCGAGCCGCTTAAAGCTGTTACGCATTACCAGCCAGTGAGGCAAATACGTTTCCGTCCAGGTGGATTTCGCTACGCCTGCCAGCTCCGCCATTGCCTGATATTCGTACGTCTCACGCCCGGCCAGTTCCGCTTTCACATCCTGCGCCGCCAACCATATCAACTGCCGTAAACGGTCAATGGTCTTCTTCGCCACCCTCTTCCCGGCCAGTTGCTGGCTGAACTGTTGCCAACCCCACTGAGTGATTTCAACCTGATAGCACCAGCGCACATTCTCGCTGTAGTTCCATAGCAGCCAGGCCTTCTGGTGTTCTTCGAGCGTCATCAGTGCACGGCGCCACGATGCAGTGGAGTATTCAACCGGCTGCACCAGCGGAATATGCGATCCCTTGGCATGCGACTGTTTACCGGGGATTGGCGGGTTATCCAGAGTTATCATCTCGCCAGTAACTTCATCCCTCACCTTCATCTTCTTCCGCTTAAAGGTACCGGTATCGAACTGTGCGTTCTCAAGCCAGGCCATTAACTGCCCTTTTGTCGCACCACTCAGATCGGCGGTGGCCACTATCAGTTGCTGGCGCACGTATTCGAGAAATTGAGTGTTCATACAGCACCGCCTATGGTTTTGATGTAGTTCTTCAGTATTCGGTAGTCCGTCAGTACAGAGCCGGGAAAGTGATATAAGCGCAATCGTTGCCAACGAACGCGGAGGTGATCGGCAAAATAGGATTCAAATGTCATGCAGCCTCCCTGCTCTTAATTAATCCACGGCGAAGCGCGCTGTAGTGCTTCCTAATGGTTTCGAGTTCTTCGATGGTGTATCGGTGTGGGACGTTATTGTTTTCGAGTGCCTCGACGCGCTCAGGCCCAATTTTCTCGATAAGGCCAAGGCGGTACTGCTGCTGATTGCCCGACAACTGCACGTTACAGTGGTGGCACTGTTTACTGATATTGTCTTCGTGATAGCGAAGATGTGATGCCTTACCGCGTGAGCGGTAGTGACCTGCTTCCCACTGGACGGTTTCGAACGTCCCGCAACTGATGCATGGCAAATAATGGTCACGCTCGCGAATATAGTCATTGACTACACGCTGCGTTAAATCTTCCCAGTGCTTCAGCGGCTTAACCGCAGCTTTACGCTGGCGCCAAGCGGCTCGCTCTTTTTTCTCAGTGGCGCGCTTTTTGGCAGACTCCTTGCGTTGTGCCGCCTCCCTGACCTTTCTGGTCTGCTCTTTTCCAACCGCGCTGGCGCACTCATAACCGCAGACAGTCTGCGTATCGCGAACAGGGTGGAACCACTGGCGGCATTCTTTGTTGGCGCACTTACGGCGCGGTAGCTTAGCCATGCTCAACCCCACGCCCTGTTTTGCCAGACCTTACTCGGGCGCGGCGCTTTCTCGCTTTCCGGCAGCTGAACGCTAACAGTCCAGGTGATATTGTCGCGGTTCAGGCTGCGCTCGACTTTGACGCCGCGGCGCTGGTAGTTCGCCACCAGCTCGTCGGCCTGTTCGGTTGTGCATTCGTGATGGTGAAACCAACTTATTTTCATCGCCATCACCCCGCAAAACTCATTAGCTGCGATGCGGCGTTTTCCGCTTCACGCTGATCCTTAAATGCCCTGGACAATACCCAGCGCCACAGAACATCGAGCGCGGCTTTGTACAACTGCTGGAACTCGGATTCGTCCATGTTGGCAAAGGCAATGCTGCGGGGATGTTTACGGAGTGTACCGTCAGGGAGCTGTATAGCGTCGTAGTGGCCAGACTCGATGATCACCCAAGCGCGATAAGCGTCATAGGATTTGCAGATGCTGATACTACCGGCACGCTTATCGGCGATGCGGTCGAGATATTGCTCGGCAGCATCCAGGAGTGCGGCTTCGCTTCCCGCGAATGAGGCAAGGTACTTGGCATAGCCGGTTACCAGCTTGCGTTCGTTGGAAGAGATCGCCCCACCAGTAGGTTCCCAGTATTCGAAACCGAGATTGAGTAACGCAAAGAAGCGACGGTGAAAGGCCGGGTTGCGTGCCTGCCGGAACTCGGCCACCAACACAGCACCGAGTTTGAATTTTGATTGCAGTAAATCGCTGGTCTCGGGTGTGGCCGGGATCAGAATTCCTGATTGATGCTTAATAAGATGTAGTTCGTGCGCCATGGTTTCTCTCCGTGGCGCAGTAGGTTACGGTTGTTCAGACCGTTGATTTCATATTATCAGAAGGCGGTGTTACCCGGTAGCCGAGATGGCGGATAAATTGCACAAAACCATTGGGAGTAAAGACTTCTTCATCATCGAGCAAAGGTCGCATTGATACCATTCCATTAACGCGATAAATCAGATGCCTGCCAGATGAAGGAAAGCTAAACATAACACAACCATCAGAACGTCTGACAAGGTCGTACCAATGATCATCTGATGCCTGCAATGCTGAATTACTCACTAATTTTTCTCCCTTCAATCGACACAGACGCGGTTAAAAATTGTCGGCAACAGCATTAAAGGGATACACACGTTTGGTATTCTATTATCTGCGCGCCGGCTAACCCAAGTTCAGTAAAACCAGTCGTCGGCGCTTTCCCATGTTTCCTGAAGGATTTCCTCCACCTTCGTTTTATCGCCCTTGTCGCCACCGAAAACAGTCAGGCTATCGCCGCCAGCCCTGCGGATAACCAGAGAACAATTTTCATATTGATTTTGAAGTCGTTTAAGCAACTCTTTCTCGAGTGCGGGTATGGCGCCGCGCGGCAGGTCTTTTGATTTGTTGATGGTAAGTTCTATCTTCATAATTCCCTCTGCATCAATATACTGTACATTCATACAGTATACCTATTAAACCTCATATTCAAGTGGTTAATAGCACTTTTAGCCAAAGCCATGCCGTTGTATCCGCTAAGTTTTTCTGAGTATTCGGAATTTACCAAATCAGATTGGCAAAACTGTCCAGACAAGAAAAAACCCGCAAAAGCGGGCTTTTCGACAGTAAGATAATGGATATCCTAGCGGGAGGGATATGGGGGCAACGTCATCCAGTATTTAGGAGCGACTTCAGCCTTTTTATCGAATCTACCATCATCGAGGTAAAACCATCCTTCGGTCTTGTACATAGCCAGTTCATAAACTCTATTTACATATGCCAATACTGGCAGTCCTCTTGGAGGGAATCCGCTTTCCCATTGGCGTTTTTGAGGAAGTTTATCTCGGTAGAAGCTTAACCTTTCCTTGAAAAAATCCTGCAAATAGGAAGGTTGCATACTTACAACCTCCTCAATAGGTACAAACTGTTCTAACCACTCTTTGAATGCAACGCCGGAAGCAGCCAAGTCGACGTTCATCTTGTCCTGCTCTTCTGGCGTTTTTGCTGCAATGTTATGCTTCAACATAAATACTTTCTCCGAATGAAGCAGTGATGTTATAAAATGAGTAGTTTTAATTAGAAAAGGGGGATAACTGATTATGTGGATTACGGTTTTTACTACGGTTCTTTCTGGCGTAACAGTATATGTAATAGGGCAAATAATAACCAAGTGCGCATTAGATCCCTACGTGTCGTTTAAAGAGCATCTAGGGAAGGTCTCTTCACTCTTGCTTAGAGAACAAAGTAAGATTATGAACTTTCGTGCAAATGCTGAGTTGATTAATGAGATAAAAGCATCCTCTGGTTTATTAATAGCCAAATCAAAAGCAATTCCTTGCTATAAACACTTCTCTAAAATAGGATTAGTTCCTAATTACGAGGATGTTATTGACGCTTCTAGACACTTGAATTTAATAGCATCTATCCTTGAAAATCCTGGTTATACATACTCATCCACACCTTCAGACTCGAACATCACATCATCTCTTAAGACTGTAGGATCCAAACTAAATATAATAGTTAGCTATTAATTATAAACTCAACATATCTCACATGGCACCCTCAACAGATTTCTGCTCTGGGGAGGATTTAGCCATCAGGCGACCTTCCGAGTTTGGCACGGTTCCGGCTAATTAGCCCTTACCAGCGCCGCAGCGTGTAACCTGCTTGTCTTTTCTCCATAGAAGGACGAAAAAAAACCACCTTTGAGGTGGTTTTCTTAGAGCTGTTTTACGCTGCTGGAGGTGGGTAAACTTCCTCATGAACAGACTGGATTTTATCCATAGCTTCCTTGGCAATATTTATCACCGTCTCAGCATCAGACCTGTGCATGTCGCGGTTAAGGGTATAATCAGCCCATTTTCTTTGAACATGAAGATGGTGCAGATAAGCCCCTATTTTTTTGAGCCCTTCTTTATCGTAAGGTTCCTTTTTACACCGAGCCGGACTCATCAAATACTTTCTCACCTCTTCGTGAGAATCCAATACATAACAGTGTTCAAGCTTGCCGCTGATCTCATGGTATACGCCATAGTAAGAGCGGCCAACGGCATTCCTATAACCAATTTCATCATTGAATTGAAGGCATTTTTTGGCAAACTCAATGAAATCCTGCCCGGATACGCTCATAGCTCCACCCCTTTCAATTCAGTGCTTTTAAACCACGAAGTAAAAGGACGATCAATATAGGCGTCTTCAGTAAGCATAGAAATCAGTTCTAAATTCAACGTTGTGAGCACATTCGCGTCTTGGGTTTCTGCGCAAACGATCAGGGCATTGTCATAACCACCAGAGATGAAATACTCCACTCCAACACAGTTCACGCCATGATCATTAGCAATTTTCTCAGCCGCATCACATAGTTGCTCGATCTCAGATGAAGTCAGCTTAGTGGCCTCTTTGAATTGTGCAATAACTTCCACCATTCGCGCGCCCTCCTGCTCAAGGTCTTCCCGTTCCTTACCGTCGAGAAATGCTTTCAACTTAACGGTAAACCTTTTGACAAGCTTTTCATTGCCTACACAAAACGCCGCATTTCGGGCCATCTTCCAAATTCGTTGACTGCTGAACAATTCAGCCAATCGAAACACTTCAATTCTATGGAAGAGGTTATGTGCCGAACAACTCAGATATCCAACATAGTTACCTGCAACAATTGAGGAATTGTCACCTGCTGTAACCATAGCATCTTTGAACCACTCAACAGCTTCATCATGCTTTTGCAACGCAACCTTTAGTAACGCAGTTACATAAGAACGAGATTCAACGTGCAATGCCGCGATCTCGCGCTCAATTTCCAACACATCAGACTCAGATAACTGAGATTTAGAGTCTATATAGGATGTTAGCTTATCGACCAACTCTTGGTGTTTAGTCTTTGGTTGAGCCTGCATTTTTATTGATTACTCTTTGAAATTTATGTTTTTATTTTTTTTATGAAGATTCACATCACTGAATCTGTGCAAAAGATTTTAACAGGTAACGGGATCTTGTCACGGAAAACGCAGCAAAAAAGATGCGATTTTTAACAATCCCCCTAAATATCAGTGCTTAGGAGGCATTGCATAAAATGCCCTTCTTTATGAAAGGGCATCATCGCGCAAAGTAAGATCGTTTCTTATTGCCTTTCAAGCTTTAAATTAACGCGTAACCAGTCGCAACACTTGTTCTGCAGAGGCTCTCGCTTGGTAACATTGCGTCACCAACTTTTCAAAGAATGGCGCAACCCATCCGGTAATACCATCTCAGCCTCCCGACTCACAAGCAACTCTTCCAGCCCTTTAATCGCATCAGCGATGACGTATGCCATGTCTCCGCCGTTCTGGTACTGGAGGGAGTGTTGCAACTCTGCGATGAGGCGGGTGATTCACTCAACGGTCAGCGGTCCGTTTGCCGGGTGGTTAGTTGAGTCTGTTAAGTTGAATGTCATGCTGCACCGCCTTTAACAAAAATAATCCAGTGGGTTTTGTCGTTTTTCCCAGTACGTTGACCAATTGCAGGTTTTACATCTGTAAGCGCCAGAATCTGGCTAACCGGGATCTGCGTCTCGTTCCATTTGAATATGAGAACGCCGTGTGGCCGCAACACACGAAACGCTTCTTTGAAACCGGAGCGTAAGTCAGAGCGCCACGTTATTTTGTTCAGTCGCCCGTATTTTTTACCCATCCAGGCAGACTGGCCCACGCGCTCGAGGTGCGGCGGGTCAAACACTACAACCGGAAAAGAAGAATCAGCGAACGGCAGTGAACGAAAGTCGGCAATCAGGTCGGGACTGATAACCAGGCGGCGACCGTCGCACAACTCGTGCTCTTCGGCGCGAATATCAGCAAACACGACGCGGGTATCCTGCTTGTTGAACCAGAACATGCGGGAGCCGCAACACATATCAAGAATCGTCATGTTGTCGGTCATACTAATGCTCTCCCGTAAAACGCCAGAACCCGCTTCATCGCCGGACTAGTTCGGCAAACTGAAGTAACCATGTTTCTTCTCACTTTCGATTTGAGCTGCTTGATGTTCAGCTCCCCGCCGGGTTGCAGCGAATAGACCGGGCGATGCGGTTCGCCAGTGCGGATTATTACCGCTCTGCGCACCAGGTGAAGCAGCAGGTTGTGTGCCTTCTTACAGTCGCATCCCAGAAGGTTCTGAACCTGACGTGGTGTTACGGTCTGACGATCCGGAGATGGCTAACGTTCTTGCGATAGCTGCCCCAGTCAAAGTTCACCCACATTCCGCCATCCATCTGGAGACGGTCGATAACCCGCGCGCCCAACGCTCCGAGAAGTTCTTCGTGGTTCAGGTTCGTCAGGATCCCCACCGGACGCATCGACGACAGGCGACGGTCAATAACCTGATTCAGAATGACTTTCTCGCCGTTGCTTCCGCGCTGAATACCGACTTCATCCAGGACCAGCAGATCAACTTTGCATAGGTCATCCAGCAATGCGGCCTCTGACTGACCACCGTCGTAGCACTCGCGAACGCGTAGCATCAGGTCAGGGATAGTCACGACCAGCACGCTATGCCCGCCAGAAAGCAGATGATTTCCGATTGCTGCAGCGAGATGGTTTTTCCCGGTACCAGGGCCACCGCTAAACACGAAGCTCGCGAACCCAGCACCGAAATTCTGTGCGTAGCTCTTTGCCATCGTGAAGGCTTTGCGCTGCCCTTCCCCGGATACATGGTAATTCTCGAAAGTGCAGCTGCGGTGCAGGCTTTGAATTCCTGAGCGACCGAAAATTTTCTCTGTCCGGGCTTTCTGATTCAGCCTGTCCAGTTCTTCACACCGCTTCAGGCCTTCTTCCCTCTGCCATGCCAGCAGCTCTGCTGCGCTGGTGAATTTCGGCTGAACACCAGGTGGAATGAGTTTTTTCAGGCGTTCGAGCGCACTTCCGGTACCCACCAAGTTTTTCATCGCTAACCCCTGAATCCGGTCGGAATGGTTTTATCTGGCTCAGAAATGTGATTCACATCCCGGCCTTTTTTGCGGTCGTTGAGAGCAAACTTCGGTTTGAATAGTCCTTGGTACCCGTTGGCGATACTGGTGTTGATCACATCAACCGGGTCATGCCCTTCGTCCAGGCAGGCCTTCAGCAACTTGAATGCTTTGGTGACAGTTATTTCGGTCTTGATGGCTTTGCCAGACTGTTGGCGATAGGCAACCCACTCACTCCAGGACACAGAATCAAGCCACTCAGGAACTGGAATTGTCAGCGGCTCAAACTTCACCTTCCCCTTTGGGGGATTAGAGGGGGTTAGATCTGTATTTATATTTGTATTTGGAAGAATGTCTTTGGTGTTCCCTGTTTTCAGGGATACCTCTCCCTGTTTTGGGGGATGGTTATCCCCGTTTTCAGGGATGGTTGAAGGGGTAAAATTGCTATCCCTGTATTCAGGGATGGTAATAACCCATGTAACAACTTCAGCAGCAGGAAACACCGCTGGACACTTCGTACAATTTGGCTTGGTATACGCCCATTTATCCAGGTTGGTGTTAATCCCTATGTATCTGGTTTGCCCAATGCGGCGCAGGATGATGATGTTCCGATAGGCAAGGCTCAACACGGCTTCTGATACGTGCTTCACCTTCAGCGTCGTTTTGTCTGCAATAAGGCTATTGGCAATGCGGTCTGATTTCTTAGACCAGCCATAGGTCAGGCGAACGATAGCATTCAGTACCCGGAACTCGCGCCCGGATAGCTCGACGATACAAAGGGCATCCTGAATCTGGTTGGCTAAGCGTAGATAGCCTTTCTCCAGTTCAGCCATGCTGCTCTCCTGTATCCCCTGCCGCGTGGGGAATTTGTATATTTCAGCGGTATTTGACATACTTATCTCCGCAATTACCTGACGTTTTTGCACCTGAAGGCCGTTGGTGTTCGAGCACCGCGGCTTTCGCCATTTTTGAACCCGTCATACAGCCCCCAGCATCATCTGCACCATCTCCATCAGAGGACCGGTTAAGCCAGGGTCAACGCGGTACATCTCCACGATCCCCTCGCTCAGCTCTTTCAACTTCTGATGACGTGGAGCATCCATCGCGACGGCTATCTTCGCTTCGCTGGTTTCTTTCTCCAGCCGCGCCAGACGGGCCATAACATTGTCTTCTGGTAGCAGGCGGTTGCGGAACTCAATCGGCAGGACTGCAAGAATTGCCGGAGTCAGCTGGCGAACGTTTTCGCGGTACCGTTCGCTGTTGAAATGGTTATCCAGAAAGCGGAAAAGCTTCTGGCGCTTTCGGCATAGATCATCAGGGAAAGTGATGTCATCACCACCCTGCGCCTTGTACTCTTCGATGATCAGAGCCGTAACTACGTCCTGACCATCAGCAGCAGCCCAGGATCGAACCGCATCACGAATATCTTCATGGTTCGGCCCCCTGCGAGCTTGAGCGCGATTTATCATTACCCCTTGAGTAATGTCGCTATCATTCTGATAAGTAAGTGTCTGCATAGTTAATGCTCCTACTTTGGTAAACCGTCAGTTGGATTTGGGTAGAGATCTGGGCGCAGTTCGTGGGGCGTTACGCCGGTTGCCTCAAACACTGGTAGCACTCGTTCAGCAGGAATTCCTTTACGGCGCCACAGCGAAACAGCCATTTTTGAAACGCCGATCAAAGCGCCAAGCGCGCTGGCCGAGCCAGATCGGAGAATTGCATTTTCAATACCAGTCATGGGACCTCCTTAGATGAAGGAAGTAAAGCATTGTTTTACTTGCGTGTCAAACAATACATCCCTATCAGAGAGTAAAGCAATCATTTACAATCATGAGATGAGTGAAAACACATTGACAGACGGTCTTATTTCGAGACTCACAGAACTGAACAATAAAGGCTTCTCCAAAACGGAGATGGCCAAGATTGCTGGTGTCAGTAAGCAAGCTGTATCCAGCTGGTTCAAAACAGGAAGGATTAGTAAACAATCCGCACTGGCCATCGCTGATGCAGCTGGCGTGTCTGTGCCATGGCTACTCGGCGAGGATGTCGATGAGAAAGACGGCCTGAAGCCGGACGAACAGCGACTGCTGGAGCTCTACCGCCAGTTGCCGGAAGAAGAGCAGCAGAACATGCTCCGCATCTTTGCCATTCGCCTGAAGGAACTTGATGAGTTGTATGAGCGGTACATGAAGGGGCGGATTCGGTCGCAGGGGGATTGACCATATAAGCCGCTTAGCTTGGTAATTTCTCGCTCTTATATTCTGAAATAAGTACAGATTATTTGAAGCTGTAATTTTGTCCTTTAAACTTTGTCTAGTTGTTATGGAGGAAATAGTGAGTACAACTCAAACCATTGATTTACCACATTTTAATGATGTATTGGAATCCAAAAATTATATTGAAACCAATGCTGACGGAGTCGTAACTATTGGAACTCAAAACAACGGTTACGATATTTTTAATTTTGTTTTTCTCAATAGTAACCCCGTGATCGGTCAAGAAAATGGTGAGGTTGTTGTTACTGGCATGCAACGTACTAAGGTAGTGTCAGTGACCCTTAGCAAGCAAAAAGCCTATGATTTTTACGAGTCGTTAAAAAATCTGTTCGAGGAATAAAAGCTGATGGATGCGGCTCAATCATCTCTCGATGATGGTAAGTTACTTATCGCTTACTCTGATAAGAGTGGTTCTACAATAGGTTTAGAGTTTTCTGCTGTAGCATCGAGTCAGGCAACATTTTTGATGGGTGCTTGTAGTGTTGCCGCTTCCGGTAAACAAAAACGGATTGTCACATCGACCGCAATGGATGATACTGAGATCATTCAAACAGCAACTGATGATGGGGGTGACAACATGGAAAAAAGAATAGCCATTCTTGAAGTTGAAGTTTCCCACATCAAGCAAGATGTATCAGAAATTAAAACTGCCGTGTCGAAAATTGATACCACGGCGAACTCCTTAGATAAAAATATGGCTGTTGTTTTAGAAAAATTATCAGCCATCAAAGATTCTTTAGATAAGAAACCTTCAGCAGATGCGGTTGATAAAAAGATATCTGAAGCAAAACTAGCGGTGCTCCTAGGGGTTCCTGGTATCATCGCCATCGGCACTGGTTTATACAAAGCTTTCAAGCATTACATGTAAAACTCTACCCGGCCGCCGAGCCGGGTTTTTTATACCCCTTTACTCACCAGCTCCGCCGCCTTCTCAAACACCTCATCCTGAACGCCATCGCCCTTCTGTCTACCCAGTCTCACCAGTTCATCAATGATGCTCGCCCGGTTAATGGGTTTTTGAACTGATACCAATCCAATCACTGCCGCGCCAATCGCCAAGCCAACCAACCCAGTCTGTTCGTCTTTATTCTTCATCGTTCCGCTCCGTTGTCCCCCCCCCAGAAAGATTAGCACCGAGTGACGAACATGCTAAATGCCTGTTCCTAACTCCAATCCCGGTCATCGTGCCGGTTTTTTTTTGCCTGCTGTCACGTAACATCCTCCATGGGCAACATGTTTTGTTTGACCACAAAGTAAAATGATGCTTTACTTGCTCCATCGCAACACGAACCACTCAGGCAGGACGCCCACGAAGTAGCCGTCCGGGGCATACGAAGACCGGAATGAGGTGGTGAGATTAACGCGCAGTAGGTTTGAAACGTTCCGCCAGCCTGGCGACAAGGGCAAACACAGAAGTGAGCTTCGCGGTGGTGAATTGCAGAGTTAAAACGCTCAACCGTGAAGATCAGCATCACGGCACCACCAGCGAAGTTCACTCAGCAATAGTGGAGAACATCATGGTTCATCAGCACTACGGTACACAGACGGTAAACCGCGGCGCAGTTCAGCCTGGAATGCTCGTCAAACACAAGGACTCAACCTGGACGGCATCAGCTAACGCTCGTGGTCGTTTGTATCTGCATCGCGGCGTTGAGATGACTTACACCAGGGATTTGCTGGTTGAAGTTTATCTGAACGGTCTGGGGAATGGCCTCAGCCATTAACGGAGAGAGTGTCATGCAAGACAAGAAATGCGGTTATTGCAGCAAGCCGGTTAAACCGGAAGAAGTAATCAAAAGCACACTTCTCTATTGCAACGGCTCACAGCTGGCTCGCAAAGAGAAAGAGTATTGCTCCAAACGTTGCGCTTCGCACGACCAGATGGCTCACGAAGGCTAACGTAAAACCCGCGCAAGGCGGGATCTACGTCCGGTGCCACCGACCAAAGTTACACCGGAATTTATAGCAAACCAAATAAGACACCCAATGGGCGCTATCAATGGTCCGGGGATTCTAACACCCAAAAATGAGGATCTCACATGGAATTCTTTAATGTGGTTAAAGCCACTCAGAAATCCGGAAAGCAAGATGCAGTGGTCTGGTTCACTGCCAAAACCGAGGCTCGCGCCAACCTGATGCTGGACGTTGCGCTGGAAGATGCTGGCATCGAAACTGGCCGTGGTAAGGACTACACCAAACCGATTCGCACTGATTTTCCGGTTGTTGATGACCTGCCAGAAGAAGGCGAAGTTGATTTCACTTGGTGCGATCGTTACGAACTGGCCGAAGACCAGCGCACCTGGAATGTTAAACAACAGGCTGAAGATGAGTCTGTCGACAACGCAGATATTGAAGACAGCACCGCAGATATTGAAGACAGCACCGCAGAAGAATCTCAGCAGTCAGAGCAGCCGAACCTGATCGTTGTCGCCACGCTGCCATTCCGTCAGCGCGTACTGGCTCAGTTCATTGGTGATGGTGAGTATCTCTATCACGTCGATGCAGCGCAGAAAAAAGAAATCGTTGGCCTCGAAATGGATACTGATGACGCGTACGTCCAGAACCTGCTGCTGGCAGCTGAGAATGTGGAAGCATTCAAAAAAGCCATTGAGCACGATATTCATAAAGTCGTGAATGCCGTTAAGAAAGTCTTCCCTGTTGACGGTAAGAAACCGGAGCTGGCAACAGTTATCCAGTTCCTGACGGTGTGGTTCAAAACTGAATACATCGATCGCGGCCTGCTGGTCAAGGAATGGCAGAAAGGCAATCGTGTAACAACCATTAATCGCACACCTTCAGGTGCGAATGCCGGCGGCGGCTTTGTCTCTGACCGTAAATTCCCGCAAACCATTCTCGGTCTGGAGCATGAGATTGCTCTGGCGTTACGTGCCCGTGACCGCGAATTTGATATTTACAACGTCCCTCTGGATATAGAACTGCAGGCAAACTCCATCATGAATAAGATGGACGATCCCGAATGGCTGGCGACTCGAGAGAGGTTCGTTTCAATTCCTGGTGGCCTGGACTACTCACGTGCCTGCATCATCGCAACAGTAAAAACCACACCAGAAGGGCTTTACGCTGATCCTGTAAAACACCAAGAATATTTGAATAGAGTGCTGACGGAAACCGACCACACAAACCCAGATCCGTTGCTCGTTGATATAGCCTGCGGTCGTTCGTCTATACCTGTACCTATGAAACAGGAAAAAGTAACGGCTGAAGAGGTAAACAAAATTCTTGCAGCTTCCCGCGGCGAATATGTTGAGGGGATTAGTGACCCTACAGACCCGAAATGGATCACAGAAGACCTCGCATCAACCGCCCAACAAAAAGATGACCGTTCACCAGTTAATGAGGAAACCACCAGCAATGTTCAGATGGAAGAAACTGTCAGTGATGAAGAACAGGCTGGTGATGAAGTGCAGTCAGGCGAAAGCAGTCTGGAAACTGGTGAAGAGTCACATACCGGCCAGCAAGCCGATGTGAAACAAAAACCAGAAAACGCGCATCAGAATGATGAATCTGCGCATCAAAACGCCCAAAAAGTGAATCAAACCGAGCCAGAAGCGCGATCTGACGAACCGGCTGTTGTGTACCCCGCTTACTTCGAGCCAGGCCGCTATGAAGGTTTGCCGAACGAGGTTTATCACGCAGCGAACGGAATCAGCTCTACCCAGGTGAAAGATGCGCGTGTGTCGCTGATGTACTTCAATGCGCGCCATGTAGAGAAAACCATTATCAAAGAACGCTCTCCTGTTCTGGACATGGGTAACCTGGTGCATGCACTGGCGTTGCAGCCAGAGCAACTCGATGAAGAATTCAGCGTTGAACCGGTAATCCCGGAAGGCGCATTCACCACGACGGCAACGATCCGCGCGTTTATCGATGTGTACAACGCAGGTCTGCCAGCGCTGCTGAGTGCAGATGATATCAAAGCCTTGCTCGAAGATTACAACGCCACACTGCCTGCTCAGGTGCCGCTGGGTGGGTCAGTCGAGGAAACTGGCCAGAGCTATATGTCGCTGCCAGAAGAGTACCAGCGTATCGAAGCGGACCAGAAACAGACCGCAACGGCAATGAAGGCCTGCATCAAGGAATACAACGCTACTCTGCCTGCACAGGTGAAAACCAGCGGTAGCCGTGATGCGTTACTCGAGCAGCTGGCAATCATCAATCCTGACCTGGTTGCACAGGAAGCGCAGAAGCCTGCGCCGTTGAAAGTGTCCGGTACTAAAGCAGATCTGATTCAGGCCGTGAAGTCTGTTAATCCGGACGCCGTCTTCGCCGACGAACTGCTGGATGCCTGGCGTGAGAATCCGCAGGGGAAAGTGCTGGTCACCCGCCAGCAGCTGAGCACTGCACTGAGCATTCAGAAAGCCCTGCTCCAGCACCCGACCGCCGGCATGTTGCTTCAGCACCCAAGCCGCGCCGTTGAGGTGAGCTACTTCGGCTTTGACGATGAAACCGGACTCGAAGTCCGTGTGCGCCCGGATCTGGAAATCGACCTGGACGGGGTGCGCATCGGCGCCGACCTGAAAACCATCAGTATGTGGAACATTAAGCAGGAAGGACTGCGCGCCAAACTGCACCGCGAAATCATCGACCGTGACTACCACCTGAGCGCGGCAATGTATTGCGAGACAGCTGCGCTGGACCAGTTCTTCTGGATTTTCGTCAACAAAGACGAGAACTACCACTGGATCGCCATCATCGAGGCATCAGCCGAACTGCTGGAACTGGGCATGCTCGAGTACCGCAAGGCGATGCGCGCTATCGCTACCGGCTTTGACACTGGCGAATGGCCAGCGCCGATCACCGCTGATTACACCGACGAACTGAACGACTTCGACCTGCGCCGCCTTGAAGCGCTGCGTCTGGCTTAAGGGAGGATTTGACCATGCAAAATACCAACATCATTACGACTGAGCAGGCTCCTAACACCATTTCCGCCAGCAACGCTGTGTTCAACGTACAGGCGCTCGGCCAGCTTACCTCTTTCGCTGAATTGATGGCGCAGTCTGCCGTCACCGTTCCCAAACACCTTGCGGGGAAACCCGCCGACTGTATGGCTATCGTCATGCAGGCTATGCAGTGGGGAATGAACCCATATGCGGTTGCCCAGAAAACGCACCTAGTGAATGGCGTTCTGGGTTATGAAGCGCAACTGGTTAACGCAGTGATTTCCAGTTCCAGCGCCATTATTGGCCGCTTCCATTACGAATACGGCGGTGACTGGGCAAAAATTGCCGGCAAAAAAGACGGCCGCGATGAATTAGGCCTGTTTATCCGGGTTGGCGCCGTACTGCGCGGAGAAGAAGAAATCACCTGGGGTGAACCAATCTACCTGGCAGATATCACCACACGTAACTCTCCATTGTGGAAAACAGCGCCGAAACAGCAGATCGCTTATCTGGCAGTCAAGTACTGGGCACGCCTGTACTGCCCTGAAGTCATCCTCGGCGTCTACAGCCCAGATGAAGTTGAGCCGCGTACTGAGAAAGAGATTAACCCGGCACCGAAGCACGTTAACCTGGCTGAAATTTCTGGTGACACCGTCACAACCACGCAAAGCGCACAGGAATCGTCGGTAAATATCGACTCTCTTGCCGATGATTTCCGCGAACGCATCGATGCTGCTCAGGATGTTGATAGCGCCAAAGCACTGCGTGCTGATATCGAAAGCGCGAAGGCCACGCTCGGTTCAGCCCTGTTCACTGAGCTGAAGAACAAAGCGGTGAAACGTTATTACCTGGTTGATTCGCGCAACAAGGTTGAAGCCGCAATCAACTCCCTACCGTCTTCGGACGAACCGAATGCAGCAGCACGTTTCGGGGAAGTTGAGCGAGTTCTTGCAACGGCGAAACGTCACCTGGGCGACGAGCTGCACGATCAGTTCAGCATCACCCTGGCGGATATGAAACCGGAATACGTTGGCTAACAGATTTGGGAGGGTTCTCCCTCCCGTTGAGGAGATGTAATGCGACTGATTAACCGCGGCAATCAGCAGTCACCGCTTGCGCGCCAGGCATGCGACATCGCTTTGGCAGCCCATCAGGAACGTTACGGCGATTATGGCCGCAGCAAAATGCGGGAGACGTACACGGTGCGGGTGGAAGGCGTAAAGGTCTGGGTGGAGGTGGTGAACCGCAAAGCGAGCTACGTGGCCACGGCGATGACCGGCATGCGCCGCCTGCGATCCTTATCCGGGCATGCCGCCTGATATTGAAATATCACAAACACTTTTCCGGCAACTTTATAATGAGTTGTCGGAAGCAGGAGGTTATATGGCCAAGCTTCTAAATTTACAGGAATGGGCAGACCTGACTTACTCAAAGCCGCCTTCCCTTTCCACTCTTCGCCGCTGGGCACGAGAGGGGCGTATTTACCCTGCCCCCCAACTGCACGGTAGGGAATATCAGGTTGAGCCTGGCGCCACGTATGTGGATCCGAGCAAAAAGAATCTGCGCCCCAAGACAAAACACATGAAGCTGCCAGCTGGCGGCACCTTACTGGAGAGACTGACTCATGGCGAAAAGGCCAGTTCGTTACGACGCTAATCTGCCCCGTAACCTGACCTATCGCAAAAGAGACAGGCTTTACAGCTGGCGAAACCAGACTACCGGCCAGGAAATATCTCTTGGCCGGATCGACAGAAAAGACGCCGTCGCCCAGGCAATCGAAGCCAACAACTACATCGACCAGAACTACCTCCCGTCCTCACTTCTGGACCGCATTAAGGACGCGCCGACTTTCGCGGTGTCGGCGTGGCTTGAGCGATACGAGGTAATTCTGGAGCGAAGAGAGCTGAAGCCCAATACGATGAAGGTCAGGCGAAATCAGATCGCCACTATTAATGATGAGTTCGGCCGCACGCCGCTGTCGTCAGTCAGCACAAAGGACATATCGAACTTCCTGGAGTCATACATCCTCTGTGACAAGAAGAGCATGGCTGCCGGCTTGCGGTCAGTGCTGTTGGACATATTCAGGGAGGCAATCGTGGAGGGGCATATAGAGAGGAACCCGGCGGAGCCTACAAGAACGCCAACGCCGAAGGTTAAACGTGAGCGTTTGCTGCTCGAGCATTTTGTTGTGATCAGGGAGGCGGCTTTCACTCATTCGGAATGGCTGCCGAATGCGTGCGATCTTGCCCTGGTGTCTGGGCAGCGCCGCGAAGATATTTCGCTTTTCCGGTTCAGTGATGTAAAAGAAGACAGGTTGTTCGTTACTCAGGAAAAGACCGGGCACAAACTGGCGCTTCCACTCGATTTGAAACTGGAGGCCGTCGACCTGGTCTTGGGGGATGTGATCGAGCGCTGTAGGGTGAATAATCCAACTGATTTTATGCTTTATTCACCAGTAAGGCGCGGAGGTAGAAAGCCGGGGCCGTTAACCCCAGACGGATTAACTCAGGCGTTTGCCGACGTTCGTGATGCGACTGCTTTAAAATTTGGCCCTAACCCGCCTCCGTACCATGAGATCAGGAGCTTGGCGAGCAGACTCTATGAAAAGGAACGTGGCGAGGATTTTGCACAGCGATTACTGGGCCACAAAAATTTAACAATGACGAAAAAATACCTGGACGCACGCGGTGCAGAGTATGTTATGGTTTAGACAGGATATGGACATTTCGAGTAATTTTCGTGGGATTTCGTGAGGACGCCGAAAAAACCCATATAAAACAAAGACATAAAAAGAGACCGAATACGATTCCTGTATTCGGTCCAGGGAAATGGCTCTTGGGAGAGAGCCGTGCGCTAAAAGTTGGCATTAATGCAGGCTAAGTTACCCTGCCATTTAAGAATAGATGACAGCGCCAGGTTTTCCAGTCCGCGACTAAAGTGGCCGGAAAAAAAGGACGTTTGTTACGCATCCAAACGCAAAAACCGCAAGTTCTCGTGTGAGATCCTTGCGGTTTTTTATTGGAAATCAGAGCGCTACATCTGACAATTAGCAGAGCTTTTCTGCACGCTCCACAAACGGTGCCAAGCTCATTTTTTCGCCCGGTTTCGCCGGATCATCAATCTGGATAATCTCGATCGGCTTTGCCGTGGTTTTTCCGCTCTCCATCTGCTGTCTGGCAACATCATTCAACGGGTATTGCACCAGCGTACTGGGATTGATGACATACAGCGCGTTACCCGGGCGGCAGGTCAGCATCACCTCTTCCCGATTAAACGCCCACTTATCTTTGCCAACCTCAAAACGGCTGACGGTAATGACCTGCGGCGCAGCCAGCGCGGCTCCGGAGCTTGCCAGGAGTAATAAAGAGATAATGATTTTTTTCAT